AAGCTTTTAATACATCTTCAAAAAATATTTCTGCCGTTTGAGGTCTAGCAATATATTCTAAAAAAAACTCATTACTTGGAGCATCATCCATATTAAACATAGTTAAACCGTGCAAGGCTCCATTAGAACCTCCACCACCTACAGTTCCTGATATATCATAACTATCACATCCGAATGCACCTATATGTTTATTGCCCGGTGTTTTTTTACCATTAATACTTTCTACTCTGTTTTGTAGATTTTTTGATGGAGTCCAAGAGACATAAAACCTACCTCTTTGATTTGGAGTAAACTCAACCTTAGAATCTTTTATTCCATTTTTCCAAACTAAATCTCCTCTTGTTAAATGATGGTCTATTATTAAAGAATCATTGTAATCTATTTGCTGATATATTTTGGTAAGATTAAATATAGATTGCTTACTCTCATCTCTAAATGCGTGTGATTCACTTCTAGGAAATTGTCTATAAAATTCATTTAATGCATCAGGGTCTTTCTTTAATGAATCCACTTCATTATCCCAATAGTCTACTGCTCCTTGATATATTGTTTCTCCATCAATTCCTTCAACACCTTGTTCGGGATTTTTAAAAACAGGCATTCCATACCTATCTATAAACCCCTCCATATTCCATTCCATAGGAATGAAAAGTGAATACATACCGCTTTTGGTTTGACCATTGGCATTTCTGTTTAATACATTAGAATTATTATATAAATTTTTAAAGTTGTCACCACCCTTATCTAAAGCATTTGATGTAGAACCCATCATACATTTACCAATAATTTTACTACCCAGACGTAGACAGGTTTTAGTTACTCTCCAATTATTTAAAATATTATTAGGCTTTATCCATTTACCACTTTCATCGTGAACTAATAGTAAAAGTTTTTCACCATCGTAAGAGTTGTCATCTGTGTTCTTCCAATCTATTGTAGTATCTAATCCATACAACTCATCATTGGTTGTATCGTACATATTTTTTTTAGTTATCTTTGCAGCCGGAATTCTAAAAGCTAGTTCTGTTTTAGGTTTATCCATACCATCCATAATAGGTTTAAAGAAGAATGGTAGTCTACTATTTATTGGAACAACCTTATCAGTAAACATTTTTTTTGCATCAGAACCTGTCTTAGACAGTATACCAACTCTAGAATCTTTTGCTAGAGTTCCGGTATTTACACATTCAGAAGATGACATAAAAGAAAATCCTGAACGTCTTATCTTTAAATAAATCATTCCGAAACTTCTTGTGTCAGCTTTACAAGCTTCCCAAAAAATAAACAATAATCTATTAGCTTCTCTAAAATCAGGATAACCAACATCAATAGATGTCCACTGTAAATACATATAATGTGCTCCTGTTATATAGGTAGGAATACCGTTTGACATATACCATAAACCTTGTTCTCTTCTATCAAACTCTTCCTCTATATAATCAACCCACCTATCTTTAAACTCTGAGGACATTTCATTCCACTGAAATATTGATTGAATCTTTGATAAAGCTTTAGGCAGTTCTTGTCTTTCCCAATACTGTTCTTCTTTTTTTGAGTGTCTTTGAAGACACTTTTTTGGTTCTAATGGAAGTGCTATACTTAGTCCTTGAATAGAAATTATGTTTCCTATTTGTCCGCTTTTAGAAATGACAATAAAATCATACTTAGAATTGTATCCATATTCCCACGTTTTAGCCTTGTTCTTAGACGTTAAAACATTTTTAGGTACAATACCTTCAAGTACTTTATATAATTTATTTAGACCTTCTTTCTGCAAATCCTTGTTTTGTATCTGTTTTTTTGGCTCCCCTTTCTAATGACTCAATAGCTTCCTTCTCCGATTCTATTCTATTTAATATTTCAAAAGCATCAAAGATTGCTAACTTTTTTGTAGCTGCTGCATTTTTTAATCTATCAGCAGATAAGTCATCTTCAGGGTCGTGTTTAATAATTGCTTCCTTCGCCACCTTTATCAGTTGTTCCACTGCCCTGTGACCTGCTTCTATTATTTTTAATTTTATTTCTTTTGATTTCATTTTTAAATCTTTTCTTTTTTCTTATTGGAATAGGTGAGCCATCGTGCTCATTCCATTCGTCTTCCCAAAAAATATAACTCATATGTAATAAAGATATAGTTCTCAAAGTATCATTGTTATTTGATGGTCAAACATTCTGTATAGTTTTTCTCCATCAATATTAAACTCATATTCACTTTCAGGTTTGTAACACACTTTAACTCCTTTTGTAACCCCTTTAGATTTTAAATATTCATTAGGATATTTTACAATTCCAATTAAAGGTTCTTCGCTTAATGGTTTATAAATATAAGAATCTTCTACCGGTGCAGGTTTAATAAAACAATATCTATCTATTGCATTCCACTCTACACCATTATGATATGCATAGTATTGTTCTTCATCTATAAAAAATAAATCATCTTTAAAATAACTTTTGCCACTTTGAACTTTTCCCTGCATATCATTATAATATTTAAAAACATTATGATGTACAAGTAATTTATCTCCTTTCTCTATAGGTCCATTATAATCAAGAGGAAGTTCTATAACCTCAGCTTGTCTATTAGAAAACCTATGGTCCTCCTGTGACGTACTGATTATAAAATCAATATTCCCGTAAGTCTTTGTGTTATCGTATCTTTTACCCTTTAAAGGTTTTACAATAAAAGAAGTTGGTGAATTCATAATTTAATTTATGAGCCACAACCAAAACAATCTATGTGAGAATCGGTTGGCTTGACTCCATTTAATTTCATTTCAATATTGTGAGCAGCATCTCTTAGTTCAAGATTTTTTTCCCAAGACAAACTTTCGTCTTGTAGTTCTTTATTTATAAGTGCCAACTCAGCAGTTAACTCTGCTCTCTCCTGTATACTCATTTACTTTTTCTTAGGCTCTGTAGTTTCTAGTAGTTTTTGCTCGGTTTCTATTAATTCTAGTTTTACCGTTTCTTGAAGTAATTTTTTTATTATCCTTCATTGTAACTTTACCATCTTTATCTGTAACTCTAAACTTTGATTTAAATTTAGTTTTGGTTTTAGTTTTACCTCTTTTGTTGGTTTTTGATTTAGTTACTTGACTACTCTCTGAAGTTACAACCTCTCCTGTTTTTAAATCAGTAGTTTTAATATTGTCTGTAAAAGTTTCTTTTGTTTTGCTTTTACTTTTCCCACGTTTTGTTTTGGTTTTTGAGTCTACTTTATTTGTTGTAGTACTTGAAATTTTAAAGGGATTTACTTTTTCTCTAGCCATTATATTAAGTTTATATTATACTCAATAGATACAGGCATTGTGGATGTAAACTCTTTCCACAACAAAATTTCCCCGTCATTCTCTATATAAATTAATATTGAATCTCTTTCGATATCATATTTAATTAAATGAATAACATAGCTTCCGTTCAATATTACTTGACCAACTAAATAATGCATTGCACCCGATTTATAGTCAGGTCCTACTGAAATCTTTCTAATATCCATTACGCTAATTTATGAATAGCAATCCACGAACTTGGTGCATCAGGCATAGTTCCTACATTTGTTGGTGTTGTTTGTGCTCTTCCTTGAAGATTAGACATTGTTGCAAGTAACTGTAATCTAACATTATCAACTGTAGTTTCTACAGGAAAACTAACTTCCCAACCTGAAGCTACCGTATCAGATACTTGTTGAATCCAAGTTTGCAAATAAGGACCTCCGTTTAATGTTGCAGTAAATGCAGCGTATTGAGTTGTAATATCTTGATTAACAACATTAACACCTATATTAACAATGTACTTTCCGGGAAGATTAAATGTAACATCACCTGAGGAAGTAATAGTTACTTCAGGTGTTGTTTGTCCTTTACCAAAAAGTATTACTGTTTGTGAACCGGGATTAATTGTTTGATTATTGTTTTCTTTATCTTCAATAACCTTATTCATCTGAAAAGGTGTACTGTTAACTGTAACTGCACCTAAACCTGAAGGGGGACTAATACTTACATTTGTTCCCGGAACAATTTGAGTTACTCCTCCACCTCCTGAAGAAACTTCCCATTGTGTTTGAATCTCTGAACCATTAATACTTTTAACTGCTAATACTTGAGATTGTAGAGTTGGTAATGCATCAGGTAAAACTATTTCCTGCTTTGCACCCCCGTCAGGAGCCATTACTGTAATAATTTCAGGAGTAGCCTTCCCTTGACCTGTTTCTAATTCAATCTTACCACCTAAGGTTGTACCATTTCCTTCAATTCTTAAACAACCTTGTTTACTTGTAGGAGCGGCAGATTTACCTAATGTTAACTTAGCATAAGTTGTATCAAACGTAAAACCTACATTAGCACCAAATGCACCGTTGTCATTATATTGAACTTGGGTATCTGAACCTGCAGGAGTTCCTGTTCCTCCACCTGCAAAATTAATTACAGTTGGACTTTTAGAGTTATCCATAGTAACACCTGAACCTGTAAACTCAAAGAGTCCTGACTCAGTAGCATTACCTACCTTAATACTATTTACTGTATTAACTGATTGAGCACTTATAGTTAGTGTTTTAACTCCTGATACATCAGTATTTACTGAACCTGATAAACCTGAACCTATTGTTACTTTATCACTCCAATATCCTGCTTGAGTATCTGCTGCATCATATTTGAATTTGTCATTACTGCCACCACCTGTTGGGGTTGGTATCCAATTTAATTGACCATTACCATCAGATTCTAAAATTTGTTGTGCTCCACCTTGCTTTGTTGGAAAGTGTATATAATAATCATCACCGGCACCTACTTCAGTAGAACCTGCTAAGTGTACATAGTTACCACCTCTGTGTTCTAGTGCTGCATTACCATAATTAATGGCATCACCTACACCATAAGTATCAAGAGTTACCTGTCCGGCAAAGTCTTTTCCACCAAGACGGTGTTCTGAAAAACTACTACCCAATACATAAGTATTGTATTGATTGCCTTCAAACACACCACCTGTTCCGTGATATTGAACATCTGAAACTGCACCTCCCGGTGTACCACCACCACCACCACTTCCATTGGAAGCTGCAGTAATAATACCTTGAGCATTAACAGTTATGTCAGCATTGGTATAAGTTCCTGTTACACCTTGGTTAATTAAGTTGAAATCAAATGTTCCCGCATTACTTCCTTGTATAACTAAATCATTAGACTTAAAAGTTAATTGGTCTTGATTTTCATCAATAGTTTCAGTTGTACCTGAATTACCTGTTACATCAAATTTACTTAATCCACCACCACCAATAGCTGAACCATCAATAGTTATGTCGGTACCGGAAGCACTAATAGTAATGCCTCCTGTACCTAGTAAAGTAAGTTCTCCTGTTAATGTGTTTAGTGACTGAACGGAAAGACCTCCACCCGGTACTAACGCAAGAATATCTCCAATCCTATAATTTTTTGTAATCAACTCATTATCGACATCAGTACCTATTACTTTGTCGTTAATAGTTGGTATTGCATCTACAGGGTATGTTGCTATTCTTGCCATTTTTTATTTTACTTTTTCTAAAGTCTCTTTAGGACTTTTAGTAATTTCTCCTGTCTTTGGATTGATTACCGCATCCTCACCGTACTTTTTAGTTAATTCCTTTTCGACTACTTTATAGTCTTCTTTTACCTTGTCGATATTATCGACAATTTGTTTCTGTTGCAAAACCACATCCCCAAGTTGCATTTTCAATTGGTTAAATGCGTTAAGCATTGATTGAACTTGTGTAAGTTCTTTTTCTGTTAATTTTTTACTTTTTGCCATTTGATTTATATTTAATTATTTATTAGTTACAAAGATAGTAAATTTTCATTTAGATTATTACTTACCACACAATGCAAGTTGGAATCTATTCCCGTCAGCTAAGGTAACAGTAGCACATCCACTTTTAGTGTCAACATCTATTCTGTCAATTGTAGTATCTCCCTGACCGTCAAAGTCTACAGGGAATTGTGGTCCCGTTGGTCCCGTTGGACCCTGCGGTCCTTGTGGTCCTGTAGCACCTGTATTACCGGTTTTACCCTGCGGTCCTTCAGGACCTGTCGAGCCGGTATCTCCTTTTTTACCTTCAGGTCCTTGTGGACCTGTACCTCCTGTATCACCTTTTGGTCCTTGCGACCCTGTATCACCCTTAGGTCCCTCATCACCTTGGTCACCCTTAGGTCCTTGTGGTCCAACACCGCCTGTACTACCCGTGTCACCTTTGTCACCTTTAGGTCCCTGCGGACCTACTCCTCCGGTTGACCCTGTATCTCCCTTAGGTCCTTGTGGTCCAACACCACCGGTATCTCCGGTTTTCCCTTGTGGTCCCTCCGGTCCCTCCGGTCCTTCCGGACCCTGTGGTCCCGTACTTCCGGTGTTTCCCTTAGGACCTTGCGAACCTGTATCTCCCTTATCTCCTTTAGGTCCTTCAGGTCCCGTTGCTCCAATATCTCCTTTAGGTCCCTGTGGTCCGGTGGCTCCTGTGTCTCCTGTTTTACCCTGTGGTCCCTCAGGTCCCTCCGGTCCCTGTGGTCCGGTGCTTCCTGTATCTCCTTTGGGTCCTTCAGGTCCGGTACTTCCGGTATCACCTTTAGGTCCTTGAGGTCCGGTACTTCCGGTATCCCCCTTATCTCCTTTACCACCTTGAGGTCCTTCCGGTCCTTCAGGTCCTGTATCTCCTTTTGGACCTTGAGGTCCTGTACTTCCGGTATCACCTTTGTCACCGGTCTTACCTTGTGGACCTTCCGGTCCTTGTGGTCCTATTCCACCTGTGTCTCCTTTTGGACCTTGAGGTCCTGTAGAACCCGTGTCTCCTTTATCTCCTTTATCTCCTTCATCTCCTTTCGGACCTTGGGGTCCCGTACTTCCTGTTGCTCCTTTCGGACCTTCAGGTCCGGTTGCACCCGTATCGCCCTTTGGACCTTGTGGACCTTCCGGTCCTTCAGGTCCTTCCGGTCCTGTACTTCCTGTGTTACCCTTAGGACCCTGAGGTCCCGTTGCACCTGTGTCGCCTTTATCTCCTTTATCACCGGTCTTACCCTGAGGACCTTCCGGTCCCTCAGGACCTGTAGCACCTGTGTCACCCTTAACTCCTTGAGGACCTTGAGAACCCGTATCACCCTTTGGACCTTGAGAACCTGTGTCCCCTTTTGGACCTTCATCTCCTTTAGGACCTTGTGGACCTTCAGGACCTTGTGGTCCTGTAGGACCCGTATCTCCTGTTTTACCTTGAGGACCTTCGTCACCTTGGTCGCCTTTTGGTCCTTGAGGACCTTCGGGACCTGTTAATCCAATAGGACCTTGTGCACCTGTATCTCCTTTTGGTCCTTGGTCACCTTGTTTTCCATCAGCACCTTTAGGACC